GCTAGAGGTAAAGTATAAACAATATCCTCTGTTAAATTTCCTGCTGTAAAACCTGTATGATAACTTCCTAAATCTGAATCTTCAAAAATTTTAAAAGTTCCTCCTTGAGTCGAAGTTCCTGCAATAACTAAAGCTCCAGTAGTACTAGGAGTGACAGTGACATCGCCACCTGCTCCATCAGTAATAACAATTTTACTTGAACTTGATCCACTATTGGTATTAAGTTCTAAATCGGTTGCTCCACCCGTAGTAACGGTTAAAGTGCCAGCACCATTTGAAGTTAGAGTAGCTGCTGCGCCTGAGTCTCCAACTTTTACGGTATCTCCTGCTAGAACCACATCTCCTGTTCCTGCCGGTGTAATATTAATATCTATGTTTGAATCAGTCCCACTTGTAGAAACTGAAGAAAGAGTAGGGCCATTGCCCGTTGCTGCATTAGCTATTTTAAATTCGTTAACGGCTGAACCTGTTGCACCCCAAACCAAATTTTCATTTCCATTAGCATCGGCGACATAGCCACCATCTGCATATTTAGGAGCTGTGAATGTTTTATTTGTAAAAGTAGTTGTAGAACTTGCTGTAACGGTTCCTGTTACAATTTCAACCAAATCCGTTCCACTCATGTAGACGAATTTTTTACCTTTGTCGTCAGTAGCAAAAGTAGTACCTGATCCAGAGTCGGATGCTCCTTTTAATTGAACAGTATAAGCTCCACTTGTATTATTAAAAACAACATGCATTCCTTCTGTAGAAGTAGGGAAAGTTACAATTTGATTTCCTGTAATAGTTCCTGTTAATTCTATAACTTGATTTCTAGCAGCATTCGTTAAACTATCAGTCGTAGATGTAGCATCTCCATCCGTGATTAACATGGCTGTAGTTTGAGCCCCACCCGCAATCGTTTGTGAATGATAGCCTGATGCGGCTTGTTGAATAATATCTAAATTTGTATTTGTTTTGGTACCCCAAGTTCCGGCATTCTCGCCGGTTGCCATTTTTTCGATACCTAAATAGTTATATGTTGATGCCATAAATTTCCTAAGCTGCTTCTTTACCCGTTACATCCGTATAGCTGGTATTTGATCCAGTTGCAACCTCCGAATACGAAGTATTCGAACCTGTTGAAACATTACTATAAGACGTATTAGAACCTGTGTCAATATTCGCATAATGGATAATTCCAGGAGTTCCAACCGCTGCTGTCATAGCATCGAGAGATAATCCTACTAATTGATCTGGAATAGTTGCAATTGTTCCTAAAGAAGCTGTTGCCGCGACGCCTGTAACTGGGAATTTATATTCAATGATCACGGATCCGATAGATCCTGTCATTGCATCTAAAGTAACTCCGGTAACTGTAGCAGGACTTAACTCTCCTACTGAAGCCGTCATTTCGAATCCGGTTAAAGGAACTCCAACATTTGGAATAGTAACAGACCCAAGACTCATGGTTGCTTCTAATCCAGTTGGTTCTACAACGACGCCTGAAAGAACAGTTGCTGTTCCTAATGAAGCAGTTGCTTCAACTCCTGTTAATGGAACTCCGACATTTGGAATAGTAACCGAGCCCAGACTCATGGTCGCTTCTACTCCAGTCAATCCCATGACTTGATCAGCTGGTGTAATACTTCCAACAGCTGAAGTTGCGCTGACTCCAGTCAATCCCATTACTTGATCGGCTACAGTAACGGATCCAATAGATGCAGTCGCTGCTACTCCAGTAAGTGCGAAAGATACATCAGTGACCGCAGTAGGAATTCCTAAACTTGCAGTGGCTTCTAAACCAGTAATAGTTGGAGTAACGTCAATAGCTATGCTTGTGGTTCCTAAACTTGCAGTTGCTGAAACACCTGTTACTTCAACTAAGGCATCATCTAGATCGCCCCATTCATTTTGACCCCAACTGAGAGCTCCCCAGCCTTGAGTATAAACGTTAGTGTCGCCCCAGTCAGATTGACCCCAGGTTAATCTTCCCCATCCAGTAGCCATAAGGAATGCCTCCTTATGCTATTCTGAGTATGGCTGTAGAAGCAGCTGCCGCTGGAAATTGAATTGTGAAAGTTCCTGACGTTGCGGTTTTATCTCCACCAAACGCAATCGCTGCCACAGCATCAGTTGTTCCTGTGCCTGTGCCAGTTGTCGTATTATAAATAAGAGCCGCGTTTGCAGTAAAGGATGCTGATGTCCACGAGACATCCGAAAAATCTGTATAAGCAGTCGTGCTACTTGAAACAGGAGTTACATTAGTTAATGCTTCTCCTCCTGCCGTATACGCAGTTCCTGAAGTATTTGTAATTTCTTCTGAAGTTGAATAATCAGTTGTGGATGCTGATAACGTTGCATCGCTATCATACATTGCAATTTTAAAAGTATCTCCTGTAGAAGCAGTAAAATCCATTTGACCCTTCATGAGTAAAACTTTGAATGAGGTACAAACTGCTGATGTATTTGCCATAATTTATTCCTATTGTGGTGGAGATTCGATTGGTATTCGAATCGTACCATCCGTATAATCGTCTCTTCGTCTTCGTCCAATTTGCTCTGCAGCAAATTTCTCTACTTCTTGTTTATATCTATTTTCATAAAGTGTCAACATATCCATTGGGCCTTTTAAAAAGCTAAAAGCTTCCACTAAAGTGGCATATAAAAAGCCATTTGGAAAATTCTGACTCATCCAAGTTGTTGTATTACTAGAGCTCAAAGCGGTTGGTTTAGCGTTAAAATGGACCTGAAACATATAAGCGGCATCAGGAACAGGAGCAATCATATAACGTCCTGAGGTAGTGTCAGTCGTTCCTGTAGCTCCTCCAAACTGTGCATAATATTTAGGACTCCCTGTAGCCGTATTAGCGGCAACATATTCATTTAAAAAAGTTTGATCTCTTTTAATTAACCAAACATTCGCCCCCGTGATAACAGAGGTTGAAGTGTAAACTTGAATTCCTCGAGTAAATAAACAACCCGCTGGACAGTTAATCGTTTGTTGTCCTGAAACTAAACTTCCTGATTGTTGTTTTCGATCCGCATCGATGGGAACATCACGCAGCATTCTAAATTCTGCATTTTCAATAAATTGATCTGTAATCGTTGATGTAAGAACACCTGTTCCTACTTCAGTATAATTACCAATTGCTGTCGTTAGTGTTGCGTATGTCCATCCTGCCATTATGCTCTAGAGTTAACCGGCCCTGCAAAAGCCGGAAACCCTCCTCCTTCATCTGTTGTAGTAGCTGCTGTCACCAATGTAAAGGTATAAGAATTAGCATCTACTTTTGTAATAATGTAAGAACCAAAAACTTTATCTCCACTTGAATGCGCCGAAGCCGTTGTAGTTAAAGGCGTAAGATTATAAGTGGGTGCTGAAGAGCCTCTAGTTAAACCAGAAAGAACTCCTGTCCCGGTATTATTAGCTGTGTACTTAATAGTTTCATTAGCATCCGCTCCTGGTTGAACTACAATATAACCTGTGGAAGGAAAAGCTGTAGAATCAGTTAAAGTTAAAGAGGTTGCCGAATCCGTCAAATCTGATGCTAGAGTTGTTTCCAGCATTAAAATAACAGGAGTAACACTTCCAACAGGTAATGATACATTTCTAAATCGAACTGCATCATTGGTATATCGTCCATGATTCGGTTGAGTCACCGTTACTGTAGTTGATGAAGCTGTAGCTGAAAAAGGATTATTAGGTAAAATCGTTGGTACATAAAATTCTGTTCGAGGTGTACGCGCAAACTGCAGGGCCTGTGGATCAGCGCCCACGGGTCTTGGTTGAATTTGAGGTTGTTTAATTTCAAATTCAGAAGTATGAACCCACGCTCCATTCCATTCTCTAACCATTTCTATATAGGGAAAAGCTGCTCCTGATCGATCAGAAATCGATAATGCGTGTCTACCTTTTGAAAATCTTGAGCCTGCCATTAGATGTTCGGATAATAAGTTTTAGGGGTTATATAAGTACTCGCTGCAGAGCCGTCTTCGGCCAATGCTCTAGCAAAATCATCTTCGTATAAAAGTTTTAATTCTTGTGTTCGTTGAGGTGCAAATTTTTGAGATAAAATAAAAGATAGTCCTGAAACCATTGCTGGTAAAAATCGATAAGGAAGATCCGTTGCATCTGTATAAGTTGAATCCAGATCCTGAATTCTTTGAACATAATAAATACTTAAGTGTCCTTCATTAACAGCCGTTGTACTTGGAGTAGGGTAAATGGTTAATGAAACATGGTCAATGAACCTTTGAACCCACCATTGACTTGGGGTTCCTGTAGATAATTTATTAGCAAAAGCTGCATAAGTATCTCGACTAACTTTAGTCATGCCTGTATCAGCTTGACTCGAAGTATTTGCTAAGTCTTTTCTATAAGCACAATTTATAATATCGGTTACGCCATAAAAAGCAGTTGTTGTTGTACTGCCATCATTATCTGTACAAGCGGCATTAGTGCCATCTCCACTCGATCTAAAAAATTTATAAATTCTACCTGCGCCTGTGCCTGCTACAGGAGTAATAAGATTAACATTCGCATGACCTATTTCCCAAAAATGAACTCCTCGATTTCCCCATTCTTGAAAAAGTAAATTTAAGGAACGTCTTGCTGATAATAATTGATGTCCTGATGATCCAACTAGACCAATACGTTCGTACGCTTCTGCAATGGTATCATCAATCGCAAAAGTCTTATCGAATGTATAAGTACCAGAAGTAGTATTAGCCATTTGCTACCTCTCTTACGTGAATGTGCCAGTAACTACTAAAAAATCACAGTTAGTTAAATCAGCATACATGCCGGTATCACAATAGATACCTTCTCCTGGGATCTTCACATAAAAATCAGAATTATCTGCAGTTCCCCACTTAGCTTCAAATACTAATTTACTAGCTGTTTTAGAACTGTCGGCCTCATTATAAATTTTAACGCTGCCATCAGCTGCACTGGATTGTGCCTGTACTGCCATGATTCTAGCTTTAGTAATTGTAGTAGCACTTGTGCCTACATACTTTTGTATTTGTCCATCTGCCGCCAATGCTATGGTTTGTCTTACATTTTGTGTTGCCATATATTCTCCTAGTCGTGAGCTCCCGAAGGAGCTCACATTATTTTATTTATTACGCGTCAGCAAAAGGAGTTACCAGCGTACCTGATGCTAGTAAAGTCCCACTGACATAATAAGCAGCGCTCGCTATAGCAGTAAATTGTACATAACTGCCAGCTAGTCCGCCCTTAGTTGAGCCATTTTGAGTAAGTACATCATTACTTGCTGAAGTAGAAATGAATGTTTTTCCATCAGCACCATCATTAACACCAAGAAACACACTTCCGAAAAATTTATCGGTTCCGTCTGTTTTGATATCCATGTCTGTTGCTGCTGTTTCTACCCAGAATGTGTAAGTACATCCAAGATTACTTGCGACGTTGTAATCATTTGCTCCAGCTGCAGCTTGTGAACTTCCCGACGTAATTGACGGTAAAGTAAAGACACCATCTGCATCATTGCAAGTTAAAATTCTACCTGCATGAGTAGCTACTGTCAAAGTTGTATCAGCGGTTAAGCTAACAACTGCTTTAGGTCCGAAACTAATAAAACCATTTAATGATCTTACTGGTCCCGAAAACGTTGTATTTGCCATAATTATAATCCTCCTAGTTTGTGAATCTAGTCTCTAGGCCGTCGACTATACGCGTCTAGATTCATTAAATAATTGTATAGTAATTAATCTATAACGCAGATTTGCGTCCAGCGCAAGGTATCCTGTAGTGAAAAGTTGATTTTTGATAGCGCTTAAGTGGCTATCGAAACTTCGGACCTGGCTTCGTTTATTTTAGTTTGAAGCGTTTGTTCTTCAAACTCTTTGGCAATGATCTCTTTAACAATTTCCTGAATTTTTTTATCGATATGTCCCATGTGTAAAGTATATCTACCTTCCTTCAGGTGCTCCTGTTGCCACTCTAGTTCCAAGGACCGTTTCGTAGTGTATAGGTCTTCGGTCATTTGTAACCTCCTCATAGGTTATCCATTTACCCCGTTTAGAAGTAAATCCATCTTTCTCCAGTTTTACCTCATTTTTTCCTAGTTTGTCAAGGATTGCTTTTTCAATACCTATGGCACTGTCTTCACACGTAACATTAAAGTCCGCGTAATAACCATTATATCGAATTTGTATTCTGAAGTTTTTCATATGAGAATTTCTTACTGTAGTGTCGAAATGAGGCAGTTTTAAGGCCGCCTCATTTCTAATTTATTGATTACGCTCCTTGTACGCCAAAGATACCTCTATAGTCGGATACGCCAAAAACGTATCTTTCTCTAGCTTTGTATCTAACATTACCAGTATCAAAGTCCCCTTCCATTGCAGTTGTCAATGGTGTTCTTTGGAACATTTTCATACCGTTAGGTACGTCCGTGATAAGATACCAGCTATCAGCATCAGTTAAGAAATTGTTCACTCTATATCCTTGAGGAACCATTCCCATTGAAAAGATAGCATTGAGATCGTTATCAGCAGTACCAGTTCTACCTTGAGATTTTAAAATTCTCTCAGCATTGAACTGATTGCCTGAAGGGACAATCATCTTGACCCCTTTAGCTGCTATTCTTAAACCTCGTTCATCAGTGAACGCATTAATATCAATTAATGCTGTTTCCAATGAAGTTTCGTTTAAGTCTGCTTGAGTTGTTAAAGTGTTTTTAACATTTGTTCCACTTACAGTTGTGTGTGCTGTAGAGAATAATGCAACGCCATCCCCTGATTTAAAAGTTGCCGTTTGAGGCAAGCCATTAATCAATGGGTTAGCTGCTTTAACTTCTTTCGCATTGGACATGGATCTAGCCAAAGCTTTTGTATAACGAGAAGCAAGTCTGTCGTAGAGATTATCTTCGATAGCTTCTTCTGTTATCGCAAATGCTAGAGCGATAGTTTCCATTGTGTACCTTGCAGTGTAGGTTTCTTCAGCATCATCATATCCGATGCCTTGACCTTCTGGTTTAACTTCAGCGTTCGCGAATCCAGATAACATGACTTCTTCTTCAAAAGCCCTGTCACTTGATTCAGTTACGTAAATTTCAGCATGTTGATTATCATACCGTTTATATTCCAGCCCAAATAGTGCATTTAGGCCTGGTTCTAGTTCCTTAACTAGCTGTGCTCGTGATATTGCCATTGTCTATATGCTCCTATTATGACGCAGTCGTCAAACCGCCAGAGTTTATTTGGTTAAGGTTCTGAACAACGACAAAAGTGCAATTAGCACTTGCTATGTCGGAGTTTTCAGGGTCCTCAGCCGAACGTAATAATCTCCATTGGTTCGCTGTTGCGTCACGCGTTGAATACGTTAGTTCTGAACTAGACTGTCCACTTGTAGTGGAACCTGCTGCTGTTACCGTTAAGCCGTACGTTTCAAGGTGATCGGCTTGTGGAACTGCTGCATCCGCTGAAACATTGTAAAGTTGAAACGGATTGTCCATAACAAAAGCTGTCGTATTTTCGCTGTTTGCTGGAGTAACGTCAGAATAGTAATTCTGCCAAGTCGGCTTCAAAGTTGTAGCCGCATTGTAGAATACACCATTCAACACACCGATTGTAGTGTTAGTTATAGCTGCCTGCGCAGTAGTTACGTATCCATTTACCACCCTTACAGATGATCCTTGGAACATAGACGTACCGTACGCTGACTCTATAAAGTATTTGGATTGTCCTTGGTTCGTGTAGTTTGATCCTAACGTTCCTTGGGCAATTAATCCAAATCCAGCACTATTACGATTTGCCATAGTATTACTCCTATATGTTTACAGTTTTACCTGTAAACGGTTAAATTATTCAGTGATAGGGAATTGGTTGTTATCCCGAGAAAATTAGCTTTTCTTTGTACCACCGAAGGTTACGCGAGATTGTCGATCAACATTGATCGGCATGCTCTTGTGCTGTTCCTTCATGAGATCGTGTTCTACAGCTTCGTCTTGCCCTCTAGATAAACTATCTATATAGGCTGCTCGTTGCTTCGCAATCTCTTCCGATATCCTTGCCAGCAAAAGGCCACCAACTCCAATGACACCTGCGTATTTACCATCGGTAATTACGGGATATTGAGTATCGGGATATTCATCGGCTCTCACCAATTCAAATCCTTCTCTCAAACGAGCTGAGACATTTTTAGTGTCTTGAAACCCTAAACTCTCTGCTCTTATCCATCTATGCCTAAATCCATCAGGCGCAGGCGGAGCATCTAAAGATGATGGGGGAGTCCACACTTTTGGTCTTTCAGTCTTTGACCGTGTTGAGCTCGCACGAGAAGTTTTATCTTGTTCTTTTTTCATATGCTTATGCCTCCTTCGTGAGTTTTAATTGTTTCGCATATTCTTCGAGTGGCACACCTAATTTTTTCGCAATAGCGACCTGTGAAGATGTGAGTCGCACAGTTTGGCGTCCTTGTTTTACGCTTCTATTTGCAGAAGCGACCGACTGAACGGGCTTGGACGTTTCTATACCCCTATCCTTATCAAATTTATTAGGAAAGTCAACTCTTATACGTTTGTCGATCTCCGTATAGTACTCATTTGATTTAGGGTCATACCCTTCCTTTTCAACCAGGTCCTTATGGATTTCAAAAGCTGTAAAGGTCATCGCTCGGTTTTGACCGAACCATTTATTTTTTGCAGCCCAGGTTTCCGCTTGAGGATCCGCAGGTTGTTCAGGTAGATATTGTGGAGTTTGTGTTGGTAATTTACCACCGTCAGATAATTTGACGTCTTCTTTGTTTTCTTTGGCTTGCTCCAATTTAGCATTATCAAATGCTAAGGTTGCAATCCGTTTGTTAGCTTCGACTTGAGCTTTTGCATCTCCCGCTTCAATGGCACTGGCCAATTCTCGTTGCGCCGATTCCATGCCGGTTTTGATGTTTGTTTCAAATCGTTTCCAATAATCAGTGTCTATTTTTAAAAATCTTTTCTGATCACTTTTTCTTTGAGTCTCTAACGCTTGAGCGTATTCGGTGGCAGAGTCTCTTTGTCTTTCCGCTTCCCGCATCTTACGCGTAAGTTTGGCAATTCGTGATTGCACACCCTTACTGTAATCCTCAAGTTTAGTATCCTCTTCTTTAGTTTCTTGTTTGGGTTCTTCCTTGGGTTCTTCCTTAACTTCAACTTCTTTTTCTGGTTCTTGGTCCTTGATTACTTCTTTAACTGTTTCTTCCTTCTCGACGACTTCTTCCTTTTTTTCCTCAGGTAATGTTACATCGAACTCTGGTCCAGACGTATCGATGTCTACCTTGGCGTCGTCCTTCTTGATCTTATTTCCTTCAGGCATAGTTTCCTCCTATGGTTAATATTTATGCAAGATATCCGTTGGATCCTTGACCGTTGCCAAT